TGGCCAAGGGGCTCCAGGCGGACATCCTGACCGACATCCGCGACGAGGTACGCCGCGCCTTGGCCGAGGGCCGCACCTTCCGCGACTTCGCCAAAGACCTGACGCCCACTCTTCAGCGCAAGGGCTGGTGGGGCGTTCAGTCGATGGACGACCCGCTGACCGGCGAGACGCGCACGGTCCAGTTGGGCAGCCCGCGCCGCCTCAAGGTTATCTACGAGACCAACATGCGCACCGCGCGCAGCGCCGGGCAATGGGAGCGCATCCAGCGCACCAAGGCCGGGCTGCCGTATCTGCTTTACCAGCTCGGCCCGTCGCGCAAGCACCGGCCCGAGCACGTGGCCTTTCACGGCCTGCTGCTGCCGGTGGATAACGAGTTCTGGTCAGCGCACATGCCGCCCAACGGCTGGGGCTGCAAGTGTTGGGTGCGCCAGGTATCCAAGGGCGAACACGCCCGCTTGGTCAAGACCGGCGTCCGCGCCCCGGAGCCGGAGCAGGAGATCGACCCGGATACCGGCCTGCCCACCGGCCGCCGCATGCCGTCCAACGTGCCGGTGCGGACCAAGGCCCCGGCCCTGGGCAGCCGTGAGTGGGTGAATAAGCGCACCGGCGAGGTCCACCGGGTTCCGGTCGGCACCGACCCCGGCTGGGACTACAACCCCGGCGCTGTGGGGCGGCTGAACAAGGCCGTGGAGCTGGTGGGCGAGAAGCTGGCCATGGCCGGGCCCGAGGGCGGCGGGATCGTCCGCGAGCTGGCGGCCGGGACTCTGGAGGCCTGGGCCAAGTCGCCCAAGACCAATTTCCCCATAGGGGTCATGGCCGAGGCGGACGCGGCCCGGATCGGCGGCAAGACCACCCTGGTCAACCTGTCGCCCGAGACCATGAGCAAGCAACTCGCCAACCACCCGGAAGTGGCTTTCGAGGAATACGGCGCGGTCCAGGACGCCCTGGATCGTGGCGAGCCTATCCAGGACGGCGCGCGCAGCCTGGTCTATTTGCTGGAGGAGGACGGGTATGTGGCCGTGGTCAAAGCCACCCGGACGGGCAAGGCCACCTTCTTGACGAGCTTCCGGCGGCTGTCCTCGGAACAGGGCAAGCGCGACCGTGAAATCGTCCGGTTGCGGAGCCGCCAAAAGTAAAGCCCCCGGCATGGCCGAGGGCTTTCGCTGACCGGCGGGGCCTCCCACCCGGTAAAACCGGAAACCCCGCATGGCACTCCGACGCGAACGCCGGGTTACGGCCGGGAGAATCATCACCGTGTCGCGGCCAGCTACCTACTAAATACATCCTCCGCACCGCCGAGTAAACCCCCTGGGCGCGAATTTCCGTCTAGACGCGCCGAGTCTGCCTTCCGCGCCCCGTTGCCCGGTTTTTCCACGAAAACGCCTTACAGGGCGTTCATGAACGCCTGTGAACACCGATCGAAAGGGGCGACGCGGCCGGGACCTCACCCCGCCGAAGACCGGCCCAGGGCGGCGGCCCTGTTTTTGTAACACCCGTTACAAGCCGCGCCCGGCGATCCGTGCGAACGTCGGGCGCATGAAAGACATCTTTATCGCCATGAACATACAGCTGGTCAATGGGAAGGCTCCCGAATGGGTGCAGCTCCTTCCGCCTGGTCCCGAAGTCCGAGGCCGTGACGGCCGTCATTGGTATTTCGGCACAGCCGAGCTCCAGGCCGTCCTGGACAACTTCGAGGGCGGGCGCATCGACCTGCCCATCGACCGGGAACACTCCACCGACAAAAAAGGGGCCAACGGTGAGGAAGCACCGGCCGCTGCCTGGATTGTAGAAGTGGCCGACCGCAACGGCGACGGCGGCGTGTGGGGCCGTGTGGATTGGACCGAGCGCGGCCGCGCCCAGGTCGAGGCCCGCGAGTACCGCTACCTGTCGCCCGTTTTCTACTACACCGACGATCTGCGCATTGTGGCCCTGGATTCCGCAGGGCTGACCAATAAACCCAACCTGCACCTGGCCGCGCTCAACCGGCAGGTGGAAACCATGGAGGACGACGCCATGAAAAAGGCATTGTGCCGCAAGCTCGGACTGCCGGAGACGGCCACCGAGCAGGAAATCCAGGCCGCCGTGGCCAAGATCATGGGCGATCTCGACACGGCCAACAACCGGGCCATGAGCAAGGATATGTTGTCCGCGCTCGGCCTGGCCGAGGACGCGGGGGCCGACGCCGCCGTGGCCAAGATCAACGAGCTGGCCTTGGCCCAGAACCACGCCCAGGGGGCGGGTGCCATCGACATCACCAAGCTGGTGCCCCGCGCCGACCTGGAGATGGCCATCAACCGCGCCGAGACCGCTGAGAAGGCGCTCAAGGACCGCGAGGCCGCCGAGCTGGAGGACAAGATCGAGGTCGCGGTCAATCGCGCCATCCAGGACGGTAAGATCGCCCCGGCCTCCAAGAACTTCTATGTGGCCTCCTGCCGCAAGGAAGGCGGCCTCAAGGAGTTCGAGGACTTCGCCAAGTCCGCCCCGCAGGTCATCGAGGACCCGCAGCTGCCCGACAAGCCCGAAGGCGAAGGCAAGGCCATGAACCAGCAGCAGGCGCACATTGCCGAGCAGTTCGGCAACAGCGCCGAGGACCTGGCCAAGTACGCCGGGAAGGAGGGCTAGGACATGGCTCTTATCGCAGACAGAAACACCCCGTTGAAAGACGGCGAGGAGATCGGCGTGCCCATGGCCGCCGGTGCCAAGATTTACGGGGGCGGCATCGTGGTGGCCAATGCCACCGGCTACGCCGCGCCCGGCAGCACGGCGACGACACTCACCTACCTCGGCCGGGCCGAGGAACAGGTGGACAACACCAACGGAAACGACGGCGACAAGACTGTCCGCGTCCGCCGCCTGAAGGCGTTCAAGTTCGATAACTCGGACGCCGACCCCGTCACCCAGGCCAGCCTGGGCAAGCCCTGCTACATCGTGGACGACGAGACCGTGGCCGCGACCAACGGCGGTTCCACCCGATCCGCAGCCGGTACCGTGGTCGGCATCGACGACGACGGCGTGTGGGTCCTGTAATCCAAGGAGAAAGGAAAAAAATGAAACGCATTTTCAATACTGCGCTGGCTTGGGTCCTGCTTGTCGGGGCCTGCCTGGCCTTTGCCGCCGTTCCCGAGACCGCATCGGCCGGAAGCCCGGACATGGGCGCACTGCCCGCCTTCGCCTTCGGCGGCCTGCTCGTGAACAAAGCTGTCCTGGGCGACATCTTCACCAACCTCAAGACCACCTTTAACAAGGCCTTCGACACCACGCCCGCCCAGTGGGAGAAGATCGCCATGCGGGTGCCGTCCAGCTCCAGCCAGAACGACTACTCCTGGCTGTCCAACTTCCCGCGCATGCGCAAATGGGTGGGCGACAAGGTGGTCAAGGCCCTGGAAGGCTTCAAGTACACCGTGGTCAATGACGACTGGGAAGCGACCGTCGAGGTCAAGCGCAACGACATCGAGGACGACAACCTGGGCGTCTACGCGCCCCAGGCTCAGAACGCCGGATATAGCGCCAAGACCCTGCCGGACGAGATCGTGTTCGAGCTGCCCGACAAGGGGTTTGAATCCACCTGCTACGACGGCCAATACTTCTTCGACACCGACCACCCGGTGGGCAAGACCAGTGTCAGCAACAAGGGCACTGTGGCCTTTGACATCTCCACCCTGGCGAAGGCCAAGGCCAGCTATGGCGCGGCCCGCACGGCCATGCGCAAGTTCAAGGACGAGGACGGCCGTCCCCTGGGCGTCAAGCCCAATGTGCTGCTTGTCCCGGCCGCTCTGGAGGACGACGCCAAGCTGCTCATGACCGCCGACAAACTGGCCGACGACCAGCCCAACCCCTACAAGGGCACGGCCGAGGTCGTGGTCGGCGATTACCTGACCAGCGACACAGCCTGGTTCCTGCTGGACACCAAACGCCCGGTCAAGCCCTTCATCTACCAAGAGCGCAAGAAGCCCGTCTTCGTGCAGCAAATCGACGTGAGCGCGGACGACGTATTCTCCCGCGCCATCTTCAAGTTCGGGGCCGAGGCCCGCGCCGCCGGAGGCTACGCCTTCTGGCAGATGGCCTGGGGCTCCACCGGCGAAGGCGCGTAGAGGGGGTAATCCATGAGCATCACCATCACCTCCAAGCGCGCGGGTTTTCGCCGGTGCGGCATGCCGCACCCGGCCGAGCCCGTGACCTACGACGACGACAAGTTCTCCGAAGAGGAGCTGAAGGCCCTGAAGGCCGAGCCCATGCTCGTCGTGGTGGAGAGCGAGGACAAGGACGCCGCCAAAAAGAAGGCCGCGCCCGAGCCCAAGCCCAAACCGAACGCCAACACCAGCGCCGGGACCGCCGTACCGACCAAGCCCGAGGGCGAAGCCCTGACGGCCGCCATTGTGGCGATCATTCCCGAGCTGAAGGGGGCCGAGGACTTCACCGCCTCCGGGACGCCCAAGGTCAAGTCCGTGGAAACGGCGCTCGGCTACGACGTCACCGGCGACGAAGTGGCCGCTGCCTTTGAAACCTACACCAAGAGCAAGGATGACGCCTGATGGCCTACGCCACCACGCAAGACATCATCGACCGGTACGGCGAGGACCAGCTCCTGGTCCTCGCCGACCGGGACGGTGACGGCATAGCCGACCAGGGCGTGACATCCCGCGCCCTGGCCGACGCCGATTCGGAAATCGACCTGTACGTCGGGAGCCGCTACGACCTGCCGCTCACGGTGGTGCCGTCGGTCCTGGTGCAAGTGGCCGTGGATATCGCCATCTACCGCATGAGCCCCGACGCCATGACGGCCACCGAGGAAGTCCGAACCCGCTACGCGGACGCGCGGGCCACCCTGAAAGCCATCGCCAAGGGCGAGGTGTCCCTGGGCCCCAGACCCGAGAAGTCCGGCGGCCAGGCAGCCAGCCCCGCCATAGTCAGCGGACGGCCCCGCGTCTTCGGGCGCGGGCGTAATGGAGGCTTGTCGTGAGTACGGACCTGATCGTTTCCCTGGGTGCCGTGGAGCGCCTGGCCGAGCGGATCGCCTTGCTCGGCGATATGGACACCCGGCCGCTCATGGACGAGATCGGCGCGCTCGGCGAATCACAGACCAAGCGCCGGATCGACGAAGAAAAGACAGCCCCGGACGGCACCCCGTGGCCCGCCTGGTCGGAATCCTACGCGGCCACTCGTCATCACGGGCAAAGCCTGCTGGTGGCGTCCCAGGCCCTGCTCGATTCCATCGACCATGTGGTGGGCATTGGCGGCGACTTCGCGGAGTGGGGCTCGAACCTGGTCTACGCGGCCGCCCACCAGAATGGCCTGGATATGTCCCTGGTCGGCTCGCGCCGTAGGATCACGGTCCCGGCGCGGACCTTCCTCGGGCTGTCCGCCGAAAACGAGGAGGACCTGGCCGTCCTGGTGGATGACTTCGTGGACCGCCAACTGGAGATGCTGCAATGAGCCTGGAAGACCTGCGCGACGCCGTAGTCAACACCATCAAGAGCGGCCTGGGGCCGGGCATAGGCTGCGAGCCCCACGGCGGCCGCTTTGACGTGGCCGAGTTGAAGCGCGTCTCGAAAAAGGCCCCGGCCGTGTTCGTGGCCTTCCTCGGCTTCCGCAACCTGACCTATGCCAACGACGGCAAGTTCCAGGCCAATGTGGCCTGGGGCGCGTTCGTGGTGGCCAAGGACAAGCGGAACCTCCGCCGCGACCTGGTGGCCGCCGCCGTGGTGGACCGGCTGACCCTTATTGTGCCTGGGAACACCTGGGGCACTGACGACTGTCTGGGAAGACCGGACAACGTGCGCGGAGACAATCTTTTTTCCTCGGTCGTGGACAATCTGGGCGTGGCCATGTGGGCCGTTACCTGGCAGCAGTCCATGGCCTTTGCCGAGGCCATGACGCCCGAAGATATGGCCGCGCTCGATCCCTTGGAAAACCTTTACGTCCGGTATCCGGTCGGGGACGACGCGCCCGAGGCCGTGGACCGGGTAAACCTGCCCCCGATCGGGGACTAGGAGACCGTCATGGACACCACCTTGTACCTCAAGCCCCGCGCGGGGCTGACCGTGCGCGACCCGCGCACCAAGAAACCGATCCCGGCCTACGGCGCGGCCGTACCCAACAGCAGCTACTGGCGACGCCGCCGCAAGGACGGTGATGTGGAAGCCACCACGGCCGCCGCCGTCAAGAAAGGGGCCGACGCCGCCGCCAAGGCAGCGGCCGCCGCAACCACCGAGGAGGGCTAAATCATGGCCATCAGCTTCAACGAAATCCCGCCCAACCTGCGGGTGCCCCTGTGTTACATCGAGTTCGACAACTCCAACGCGGTCCAGGGGCTGGCCGAGGCCGAGTATCAGTTGCTCGTCCTGGGGCAGATGCTCCCCACCGGATCGGCCGACGCGGCCGTGCCGGTGCGCGTCCTTTCCGCCGACCACGCTGTGGCCCTGTTCGGCAGGGGCTCCATGCTCGCTGCCATGTTCGACGCCATCAAGGGCGCGGACAAGTGGATGGAGACCTGGGCCATTCCCCTGGCCGACGCCGATGCGGGCGCGGCCGCTACCGGCTCCATCACCCTGACCGGCACGGCCACAGCGGCCGGTGTCCTCAACTGCTACGTCGCGGGCCAGCGTGTCCGCGCCGCCGTGGCCGCCTCCGACACGGCGGCCGAGGCTGCCACGGCCTTGGCCGAGGCCATCAATGAGGAGACGGACCTGCCCGTCACCGCCACGGCGGCGGACGCGGTCGTCACCCTGACCGCCCGGCACAAGGGCGAGTGCGGCAACGATATCGACGTTCGGTTCAACTATTACACCGGCGAGGCCCTGCCCACCGGGCTGAACGTGGCCGTCACGGCCATGGCGGGCGGCGCTGGCAACCCGGAGGTGGCCGACGCCATCGACGTAATGGGAGACGAATGGTGGAACGCCATGGCCGTGCCCTGGACCGACGGGGCCAACATGGCCGCCCTGGAGGCCGAGCTGCTTACCCGCTGGGGGCCCATGTCCATGCAGGACAGCCAGGCGTACACAGCCCTGCGAGGCACCCACGCTGAGGTCTCCACCTGGTCCGCGTCGCGCAATAGCCATCTGGTGAGCTGCATGCCCACCGGCCCTTCGCCGGTCCCGGCCTACATCTGGGCCGCTGTGTACGCCACAGTGGCATCCGTGGCCGTGTCCGACGACCCGGCCCGGCCGCTCCAGACCCTGGCCTTGCCCGGCATCCTGGCCCCGGCCAAGGAGGCCCGTTGGACCAAGGAGGAGCGCAACCTGCTGCTTTATGACGGGCTGTCCACCTACACCGTGGACAAAGACGGCACCGTCAAGATCGAGCGCGGCGTGACCTCGTACCAGACCAACAGCTACGGCCTGGAGGACGTCAGCTACCTGGACGTGACCACACCGGCCACGCTCAGTTACATCCGCTACGCCACCCGTGTGCGTATTACCACCAAGTTCCCGCGCCACAAGCTGGCCGACGACGGCACCCGGTTCGGGCCGGGCCAGAAGATCGTCACCCCGTCCATCATACGCGCCGAGCTGCTCGCCTTGTTCACTCAGCTTGAGGAGCAGGGCCTGGTGGAGAACTTCGCCCAGTTCAAGGCCGACCTGATCGTCGAGCGCAACGCGAACGACCGCAACAGGCTGGACGTGCTCGCCCCGCCTGATCTGGTTAACCAGCTCATCCTGTTCGCCGAGCAAATCCAGTTCATTCTGTAGGAGGACATCATGCAAGTAACCGGCAAAGCAACCATCTACGTGGACGGCGCGCAGCTCAACACCGCCGACGACGCCACCCTGGACACCGGCGGCGTCAAGCGCGACCCGGTAAAGGGCGGCGGCCGCGTCATCGGTTATACCGAGGAGACCGTGGAGCCCGAATTGGAATGCACGGTCTTTCACACCAAGGAGACCTCTATTGAGGATATCAAGGCCATTACCGACGCCACCGTGATCTTCCAGACAGACACGGGCAAGCGCTACGTTTTAACAGGCGCGTTCGTTACCGAACCGCCCAAGCTCAAGACCAAAGGCGGCGAGCTGGACGTGAAGATGTCCGCCGTCACCTGCGAGGAGGATTAGACCATGCCCGAACGAGTACCCCTGACCACGCCCATCAAGATCGGCAAGATAGATTACGACGAGTTGACTCTTGTCGAACCCACCAGCGCCCACATCCTGGACGCTCGCGAGGAGGCCGAAAAGGTGGTCATGACCGCCGACGGCCCGGCCCTGGTGGCCAGCCCGGCCCTGGTCGGCCAACATATCCTTCGTCGTCAGATATGCGTCGGCGATTTCAAGGGCGTGGACCTGGACATCCTCAAACGCCTCTCGCCCCAGGATCTGGCCCGCGTCCAGGACAAGGCCGACGAAATGGACATCCAGGCCGCGATCCGCGCCCAGGAAACCCTGGCCGCTCTGGACAAGCGGGGGCGATCTGGGGAGCAGGACGACCGAGGTTGAACGGCTGATCCTGCTCCTGGCCACCCGCACCGGCTGGTCCGAATCCGAACTGATGGCGCTGCCCCTGCGGCGGCTGATCCGGTACTGCAACGCACTGAGACGACTCTATGAGTAACCTGCGCACCTCCGTACAGCTGGACCTGGCCGGGAACCTGCAATCCAAGGCCAGGTCCTACGGCAACGCCCTGGACGTCATGGCCAAGCGCGGCTCCCGCAGCATGAATTTGCTGCGGCGGTCCACGCGGGCCATGGGGCAGGGGCTGGACCGGCTCGGCAATCGGTACACCGCGCTGATTACGGGCGCGGCCGGAGCCGGTACGGTCAAGATGCTGATGGGTCTCCAGACCCGGTTTACCCGGTTGGGCATCCAGGCCTCGGCGGACGCCGAGCAAATGGAGCTGCTCAAGCGCCGTATCTACGAGGTGGCCCAGGCCCCTCAAATCCGCGTTGATCCCGGTGAAAT